AGCCTGAGTATCGGTCGAAGATCCGCGCGTCGAGGCCGCGTACCGTGTCGAGGCCATACGGGATGGTTTCGACGTTCTTCTTGAGCCGTGAGTCGGAGAACGTCGTCCACTCTACGTCTGCGTGGCCCGAGCCTTCGGCGTCGAAGATAAAACGAACCGTATTGTCGGTGGCGATGCTCAACAGGTTACCGTCTGACCCAACACCGGTGCCGCTACCGCCAGAGTTTACAAGGGAGTTTAGGCGAATTACCGCATGACCAGAGGTGCTCTTGGTGGTGCTGGCTGCGTCAGTGAGAAAGCCCTCTAACACAAGGCCACCATGCGCTGCGCCGGTTGCCCTAAAACCACGAAAACGAAGACCGCCAGTAGCACCGTCCTCTTTGCTAGCGTAACCGTAGGTGTCCGCTTCTGTGACAGAGGTTAGCGCCTGACTAACATCACTCGACTTGAACGTCGCTATCTCGTTGTCGGCGGCACCTTGGTTGATCGTGAGGCCCAAAGTCATGTTAGCGTTGGCAGTTTCGCCTACAAAAACAGACCCTACGAAAGCAGCGCCTTGTGCGTTGTCGAGAGTCAGCGTCGTCGTGCCAGCTTCCTTGAAGAACAGCGAGCGACCATCTGGGTAAACGATGTTTAGATCGTTGCCAGATGCTGTTGTCAGGCTACCACCAGCTTCTAGCGTGAGAACACCAGCCGCGCTTATAGATGTATCGCCACCAAATGTCGATAATCCGCTAACATCCAAGGCACCGTTAATGTCTACAGTTGTGCAGTCAAGATTGATGTCAGTACTTGCGCTAAGATCAAGGTCAGACGCGCTTGATGCGCCGATATATTGAGACGAATCGTAAAACTCTATCCGTCTGGTTGAATTGAGTAACAACGCTGTATCGTGAACGTGAGTTAGGCTCACATCGGAATTTTCACCGAAGTTCAGGACAGCGGCATCACTAACAAGTGTCAGATCATCCCCGACACTAGCATCGCCGCTCATTGTAACAGCACCAGTTAGCGTACTCGCACCAGCCACGGTCAGGGTACTACTCAACTCCAGATCAGCGAACGCATCCAGAACAGCCGCGCCAGATCCGGCACCATCCGTAAAGACTGCCGCGACCTTGCCATTACCAATTGTAATGTTGGCCCCGGAACCCTGACTTATAAGGATGCTATAGGGACCAGAAGAGCCGGAATCTGTCGTAGCGTTCTCAATAATCCAGAATTTGTTGATGGTATCTGGTGCCAGAGAGATGGTGCAGTTGGAGTCCAGTGCACCCGTATACTTCATGTATATGGCTCTGCCTTCATCAGCCGCACCGTCCGCTACGGTAGTAGTATGCGTATCGGCATTGGTTGTAATGGCTTCGGTACCGGAACCAAAAGCATCTGCTATAAGCTCTAGGTTCGTATTGGTGGAAGTGCCCCAAGTGCCTGACTCAGCACCTGTAGCGATTTCCTTCAATCTCAGATTATTGACGTATGTTGCCATTTTTTATTCCTAGCTTCTTATGAGGGCACAACTTCCCAGTCAGGCGTTTGCGAATCGGATACTCCAGACCATCCCGGTGTTTGTGAATCATCTACAGCAGCCCAATCTGGTGTCTGTGAATCCGACACCTCCGACCATTCGGGTGTTTGTGCGTCATCTACAGCGCCCCAGTCCGGTGTCTGAGAATCATCTATTATGCTCCATACGTTGACTCCCGTTATTCCCGTCGTTCCTACTACGCCAGTCGGTGAAACGGTTACACCGCTTCCTTCGGTCACCGTGACCGAACCGACAGCACCCGTAGCAGCTAATCCCGTTGCTGAGACATCTGCATTGGCCGTTACGGTTACCGAACTAACCGCGCCTGTCCCAGCTAATCCTGTCACCGTAACACTGGCAGTGCCCGTTACCGTGACGCTTCCCACCGACCCCGTTGCCGACACTCCCGTGGCGGAAACGCTGGCCGTTCCGGTTACCGTGACTGATCCTACCGATCCGGTAGCCGCCAATCCCGTTTCGGTAACATTTGCATCGCCCGTTACCGTAACGCTTCCAACACTCTCAATTCCAGCTATACCAGTTACATCAACGGGTACTGGCTCACCCCAAGTACTGGAACCCCAAGTAGAGCGACCCCAGCCAGTTATACTTGCCATACTACGCTATACGAATAATCGCGTTACTAGCATCTGCCGCAGGGAAAGCAATCGTGAATGTACCAGCGGTGGCAGTCTTGTCTGCACCGAAATCCAGAACGAGAACAGACGTATCACCACTCGTATCTTCGTTGAAGATTAAGGCCCCCCTAGCGGTGAATGTCGCCGTAGTCCATGCAGTATCAGCGAAATCAGTAAGAGCAGTAGTTCCACTACTGGAAGGGTCTATCCGCGTAAGCGTATTGCCTTTGGCACTGTAATTTGTGCCACTGATTTCATCGCTCGTGGAATACGCTGTGGTAGACCCGCTCATAGTCGCACTACTCGTATAAAGCGCGATCTTAAACGTATCGCCACCAGAAAGAAGGAAATTATGCTTCGCCTCCAGCAATTCCTTCTTAAAAGACGTACACATCGCCTGTGTAATAGCCATTACAACTTCTCCACGGAATTAGCCAGATCGTTATGGTCTGCTGAACGCAACAGGGTAACGATTCTAGAACGATCTTCCTTGATCGCTTCGTACATATAATACTTTACGGCATCATAAATAAACTTCTTAAACTCTAGCGCCTGCTCCGCTATCAGCGGATGTGCGTCCTTGCCTACGGATAAAACCTGATCGGATGCCCGCTTTGCCCAATGATCCGGGCCAAGAGTCGAGTCATTCGTCGTGATAACGCTGACATCGCCCACTTCCCCGATAAACATTAGTTAACGGCCATCCTGATCGTACCGTTCCTGTACTCATCGACAGTCATACGGCCTTCTGCCTGCATCTTCAGAAGATCTAGTGCTTCCTGATATCGCTGCTGATACAACTGCATCATATCCGCGTCACCTTTCATGTAGGTGTACGCCTCTACGAGAGAGCCATAAAGCAAGACGGTATCCGCGTTGGTGCCCAACCAAGACGGACTCGTGTCAACAATTGAGGCTGGCTGATAGTAATAATGGAGTTCCGTGACGAAATCAGCATTAGGCGTAGGGCCGATGATAAACGTGTCGCTCGCAAAAACACCGTAGTACTTGGGTACCCCTTCCGTAGATGCATTGGGATACGTCGATCTGATGAAATTCGCATCTTTGTTCAATAAAAATATTTGGTTGCTGGAACTTGTAATCGCTAATGACAGTGGAAACAAAAAGTCGGTGGGCATCCCCAGATACTGATTACCATCGGTAATCGTGCCAGCGACATTCTTGCGGTTCACGGGCAGGTTGACTGAGCGATAGATGCGCTGTTCAGCCTGCTTGATGAACGTGGGGATTGCCGCAACAAAAGCTGATTCAGTGTTCTCGCAATAATCCTTGATAGCCGCAGTCAATTCGGCGTAGGTCATGTAGTCACCGTCACGGTACCCACCTGTCCATGTGCCAAAATGTTGCCTGATCCATCTGCGTTCCCATTTCCTACGGGATCGAACGCAAACAATTGCCTACTGGTATCTTGCGACAAATCGGGACGTGGATTTTTAAGTGCCTGTGGGTCCACATAATCTCCCAGCCTACCCAAAAAGTTCTGTGGCTGATCCTTATCCAACATATCCCTGCCAACCATCAGGCCCGTCATACGACCAGCTTTAATCTGTGGCACAAGATCTTTGATCTTATAACGAAATCCGGTACGATCACAAAACCCGAACGCATATTTGCCATTAGCGTACTTAGCCATCAGGAATAGCCTCCGGGCACAAAGTGTACGGAAGCACGATCACGATCTTCCTGTTCCGCCAATTGCCACTGGAATTCGTATTCAGCCTTAAGCTCAGAGGAACGCACAAACGCTTCTGGATACTTCTGGGATATCATATAGGCTAGGCCAGACACCAACGCCGGTAGGAAGCGAGCAGGCACATCTGGGTCGGTAGATCCTACAGCGCCTGTATCCTCGATACGCCGTATTTGCTGATAAACAAACGTGTAGGCTTTATCGGGTGTGGGCCAAAGGTACACAACCGGGGCATCACGCTGCTTGTCGATATACAAGTTTACGGGACGCCCTTCGGTGAGCTTGTTCGGGATCGTGGAATACTGAGATACACTGAACCGCGAGATCGGCAAATCGCTTTGCGACGTACCAGATCCATCACGAATCCAATGCTGAATCAAATCAACGGTATCAGCATCCATCGTGACCGTTGAGGTGCCTGCCGTCAAGGTTTTGGTGCCCTGCTCGACAGTCCAGAAGTTGAGGCCACGATTCACCCACTCAAGGCTCAAGAGATTGAGAGATCTGCGGGCTGTTTCGATGTCGTAGCCTGTCCTCGACTGAAGGCCACATCTCTCAAACGCCTCTTCAATGACCTCTGAAATCTCAAGATTGAATGCAGTGGTCCCAGATGTAGCCATTAGGAACCCTCAGATTTTCTATGTATCTGATCCTGAAAGTTCTCAACTACACTCATGTCCTTACACTTAGGCGTCAAAGAACCGTTGCTGACCATGCCACCACTTCTCATGCGAGCCAGATCTGGTAGCCTCATCACATTACCCAAGGATTTTTTGATCATACCGCCAGAAGCTCTAGTCTCGTCAGCAAACTTACGAGCTACCTCTGGCTCATTAGCGAACAGATACCTTCTCTGTTTCTCGCTCTTAAAGGGCATTTCTAAAACGCCTTCCAGTTGGGATACTCCAAGGCAATATGACTAGTATGGGCCACTTCTTCCTCATGGTCAGGATAATTTTTGGCTAATTTGCTGTAATAACCCCAATTATGATCAATCGCCGCCTTTTTCTTTGCAACCTCATTGTACTCAGGAACTTTCGCGGCAGAATTCTTCAGGTCAGCCATTAGTAGCTCTTCCTCATAGCCACCATCACGGTATAGCGATCACCGCTTGAATGGCCTGTAGTGGTGAAGTTTACATCCCCGGTTGGGCTAGATGCATTGTTCGTAAGCGGCCCAGCCTGTCGGAAATCGTAGAAGCCGTAGCCACTGAGCGTCCAGCAGATAACATCAGTGCTGGCGTCCCAAAGAATGTCTACGGTCATACCGGAGCAGTCATACCACATCTGCTGGATTGTTACGCCAGCGCAGGCTCTTTCGGTGCCGGATTCGGCTTGGAGGGCAGATACATCGACCTTCGTAACTGCGGCTTCACCACTACCATCAGAGATATTGGTGAACTTCATAACAGCGACACGGTCGCCGTCTTGGATCGTCTGGGACGTTACTGCGTCAGCCATCTTATTCTCCCCGCGAGGACAGGGCTCTTAGCCCCGCTCGCAATAGGAGATAACGGTTACCCATCGATTTGGATGGGTAACCTTATCTCAATTAACGAACCATATCTTACTGATCGGAAAAGACAGGTACATCTACACCTTCCTGATGACCCCAGATAATCCAATTCGTTGAATCTTTCGCCAGAATATTGATTTCAAACAAACCAAAATCTGTCAGGGTTAGTATAGAGTTTGAATTACCATCAGCATAAACAGAAACATTATCTGCGTTGGAATCCAAATGGATGACGCCACCGATAAAGTAGTTCGTGTCGGAGCCCGTATCAAAGATGACATTCTCCGCCTCTTCTGCCGCCCCGCCATAAATAAACTTGAACCATATCCCCGCCGTAGGCGACGGAAGAGTGAGCGTCCGGTTTCCACCAAGCGCCGGAACAACATTGACTCTGCCGCCATTAGCAGTGGCAGTCAGGGTGGTGTCTGCATCGCTGAACGTAATGGGAGTAACCTGCAATCCCGATCCGTCTAAGCTGAATTCCGTTGTAAATGCGCCAGTTGTTGAGCTTTTCGATACTACGTCAAATCCATCTTCGGATCTAACTGGTCCTGAAAAAGTCGTGTTAGCCATGATCTTCTCCTGTCTTGGCTAGTGTCTGCCGATTACTCGACAGTCAGGAAAAAGAAAGGGGAGCAATCAACTACAAAGCTGTCGTCAAGGTCAGCGCTTATTGTTGAAAACAGCCTCATAACAGATCACTCCCCCTTCCGCTTATGCTCTGGCCGCGTCGCCCCACTGTCAGGACTCACCCAACTATGTGAGCCAATCTAACTAACGCGAACCTCTCGGCGGCGCTACTACACCGCAACTAGCCAGTTGGCTTTTTGCGTCATCTCTGATTGTGCTGGATGACGAATTCATACTACGCTCCGGGTGAACCCCAGATCCCAAGGGGATCGGAGACACCGAAGCTGTACCGCTCGCGAGCCTTGTAGCGAACATTTCCGGTATCGAAATCACCGTCCATGCTCGTTTCCAATGCTACACGATTGAAGTGCTTCATCCCGTTCGGAATGTCGGTAAGAAGGAACCACGCATCCGTATCCGTCAGGAAGTGATTCACAACCGTACCATTCGGAACAACACCCATCGAACGCACCGCGTTGATGTCGTTGTCCGCTGTCGCGGGGCGAAGCTCAGATTTCATTACCCGTGTCGCCACAAACTGCAAGTCGGGCGGGATAACGAGCGTCTGGGGACGAGCGGCGATCATCAGACCACGCTCATCGGTCCATTTGCCAATCTGAATTACAGCAGCCTCAAGAGAAGTCTCATTGAGGTCAACGGCAGTCGCTGGACGGTTGGAGTTCTTGCCACCGGAAACAAGCGGGTGACCGTCACCACCAGTTACGCCATCGCCTGACGCTGTAAAGAGATTTACACCATCGCCGCCCTGATAGGCGTTGGTAAACCCGTTATTCAATGGAACAACGGCCTTAACCTGCTTGGTGTGGGCCATAGCGCGAGCTAGAGCCTTGGTGTAACGAGCCGACAGGGAGTCATAGAGGTTGTCCTCCATGGCCTCTTCCGTGATGGCGAAACCCATCGCAATCGTTTCATGGTTGTATCTAGCCGTGAACGATTCCTGTGCGGCGTCATAAGAAATCGCAGACCCCTCATCCTTCACCGGGGCAGCGTCGAAGCCCGAAAGCTTCACTTCTTCTTCAAAGGATCTACTAGAGCTTTCCGTCTCATAAATTTCAGAATGCTCATCGTCATAACGCTCATACTCCATCCCGAAAAGCGCGTTTAAGCCCGGAAGCAGTTCCTTCAGAAGTTGTGCTCGTGAAATAGCCATTGGTCAGTCTCCTATACGCCAGTAGCGTTCAAATAGGAATGAATAGAAGCCGACCCGCTAGACGCAGCGTTGAACTTCACGATTACATCTGGATACGCATCACTTGCTGTCGTCCCTTTCGGGGGTAGGCTGCTAGGCCCGTCAACAAAATCGATGATGCGAAGAGGCAGCGTGTTCGTTGTTGCTGGGGTGCTGCCATCAAGTGCACTCTTGGACTTACCGATAGTCGTAGTACCGGCTGTCACGACAATGGATGCATTGAGTCCGCGATCCGTAGTGTTGAGCGCCTCGTCAGCCTGCATCTGGAAAACGACAAAAGGATCGTCCAGCACATACGCCATCGCATCAGTGGCAGCATTCGATGCAGGCCAATAAGTTGAAAACGTCTTCTGGCTGGTTGTCGGGTCCGTGTACGAGCAACCCAAAAAGATCCCGCACGTAGTTAACGCAGTAGTACCAACATCCTTCTCAATCTCACCGTCTGCGACGAGCTTACAAAAATCACCATTAGAAATCTGGGTGCCATAAGAAGCACCTATCGGCAAATGTCTCGTCTTGCTGTTGAATGACCCGGAAGCACTAAGAGTGCCTATGGGTCTAGCCCCGTATGGAGCCGCTGTAGTAGCCATAAGTACCTCTATCTAGTCATATCGTGGCATCAGCGACCTTTGCCGCCGAATGCTACACGAGTTTTACGGTCAGGCGCAAGAACAGGCATCCTAGGATCGTTCTCACGCATATAGTTATTATCGACGGCTTGCATCTGTGATTCGGCGTGATTCCTAAAATAAGTGCGCCTCTTCTCCACCGTTTCTTCCGGTGCCTTGCAGAGCAATAGTCCACCGACTTCGATTCCGCCCTTCTGTGCCCATTCCGATTTATGATCGCTCATAATTTGTAATTCCGGGTGATCTTCGGCACGGACTGGTTCCCACCCTTCACGAAAGCGTTTTGACACATTCATGTTATCTACGGTGCCAACCATTGATGTCCTTACCCATCTGAACACCCAACCATCTTGCGGTTCTGGGTCTGGAAGTATAGATGCGGGTTCCCAAGGCATATCACGAGCCTCGTCTTCACGAGTTTCGAGATTTCTTGGCTCCCGTGGGGCGCGTTCGTCAGCCATCAGACCATCTCCTTGATTAGCTGTGCCGCATACTGCTGTGGCGTTATCCCCAAGCGGCCCGCGAGTGCGACTTGGGTCGAAGTCAATGTGACTTTGCGTGGCATGGCACCATTGTTTCTCATGGCTGGTGCAACCACGGGGCTCGCCTTACGACGAGTTGCAGGTTCAACAGCTACAGACCTTGAAGAGCCTGCGCTGTTGACGCCGAAGTATTCAGGAAACTTCTCCCTCATACGAATATCTATGCGAGAATAGTACTCTTGAGTTTCCGGGTCAATACCCTCCCTATTGACTAACTTCTCATGCACACCATACGCAAGGCTTGTCATCTCCTCATCATTACCAAACCAAGGGTTGTTTGTTTGCCATTCCACGGCTGCCGGATCTCCCGGCTGCGCCTCTGGCAAGACCTGCGACTGTTGCTGGGCCTGTTGCTGTGCCTGTTGACGCTCTTCCGCCAACACATTTTGCTTCCAACTCTCCGTGACTCTATTTGATACCGCGGGAGCAGAAGATTGCGCTAACTGTGCATTGGTGAGGGCTTTCTGTGCCTGAGTAATCTGGTCCGATTCCCCAGATTCATGTGCTTGCTTGAAATTAGCTTCGGCTATGGCAAGTGCAGCGTCCGCGCCATACTTACTGTGCTGGTTAAGAGCAGACTGCGAGTCTTGAACGAGCTTGAGCAACCGCTGGTTTTCGGTTTGGAGGTTCTGTGTGTAGTTCACAGCCTCACCTGCGAGCCTATCAGACGATTCCTTGGCCCTTCGTTCTTCGTGGAACTCCCATTTCAGCTTTTTGATGCGTTTTTGGGCGCGGCTCCCATAATTTGCGATTTCTTCGTCCGTTGCTATGTCATCATCTAATGACGTAGCCTCTCTAGCAGGACGCTGATCATCTTCCGGGCGATCATCCACAACTTCAATATCAACTTCATCAATTTGTGCGGAAGCTGGAGTGTCAGAAGACGACACAATGGTGGTTCTTACACCCAAAAACTTGTCCTCTTCGCTCATTCTTCCGATTTCATTACTCATTTTAAGCTCTCTCCACGCCTCTAGGATCTTCCACGACCGCCTCTACGGTATCGTCATTGATTAAACGGAACTCCTTACCATGAATCTTTAGTCTAGTGCCACTAAACGCCCGAAAGACCACCCAATCACCTACCTGACAGTACGGCCCACTAGGGAACCGGGCATAATTGACGTAGGCATCAGGCCCCATGGACATGACCCAACCCACGACAGTCGCGATAGACTCCTCGTGCCGGGATTCAGACGACTTTATGATACCGCCTTCGGTTTTTTCTCCGATTTCAGGCAGCGTAATCAAAAGCTTGTAGCCTTTCGGTTCCGGCAATTGCGATGCGAAATTCTTATCCCCGTCCTGTCTTTGTTTCCAACCATCCTTAGTCAATAATGTGTCTTTCACAATTAGTTCTGCGAGTTTAGACATTTTAGCCTCTCGTTAAATTGTTGCGCCATGACGGCGAGTTACAAGTTATAAATCCCTCATTTTTTCGGCTAAATCTAAAATCTCACGTTCTGTCCAAGCCAACCCCTCTATCGTACCACATATCTTTCGATATTCCTCCATGTTCTTAGCACCACCTATCGCTAGGTGATCCGCTAATTCGTTCATTTGGTCCCTGATCTTCTTTTTAAGCAACGATAAAACATCTTCAATCACTATCATTGTCCTTTGCTATTTCCCTGCCAAGCTTGATGCCTTCAAGCTCCTGAGAAGCCGCAGTTTTCTTTTCGTCCGCGTCCGTTTTTATCGCTAACTCCTGTTCATCCAACGAAAGCTTCTGTTGTTTCAACTGAAGCTCCACCGCATCGGATTGTAGTTCAGCATCCAACTTCTGTTGCTCCAACTGAAGTTCTGCCGCATCCATTTGTTTTTCGAAGTCCAGCTTCTGCTCAAGCAACATTAGCTTCTGCTGGTCGAGTTGCTCTTTACTAGCAACCTTCTGTTGCTCCAATTGCTGTTTCGCTGCATCGGCTTGTTGTTTCGCCGCATCAGCTTGCTGTTTGCGCTGAACGTCCATCTCGCGTATGCCAAGTTCGCGCTCGCGCTGTTGGATGATCGGATCTTTCTGTTGCGCGGCTTGCTGTGCAGCCTGCGCCTGCTGTTGCTTCTTGCCGCTCATCTGGTCCGCGGCATCGGCAACGAGCTTACTGAGTCTCTTCTCGACATCCTCCGGTAACGGCTGATCCTCAGGTGGCAGTTCTACACCAAGCTCTTCTTCGATCTGCTTACGGAATATGAATGCCAAGTGTTCACGAACATGGGAGTCGAGTGCGCCAGCTATAGCTTGACCCGCAGGACTGTTTTGCATCTGCTGTTTGATCTGCGGGTCATTCTTGAGTGCCATGTGGACACGCATATGTGCGTCATGGTCCTGATACTCGTATGCTTTGACAGGAGCTTGCACGAGCATATCCTGATTTTCGCTGACAGGATTCTTGGGTGGCACCTCGTCCGCGTCGGGTACGACCTTGTCAGCGTTCGGTATACCGATCAGTTCCATCATCTGCCTGTGCAGAAGAGGGAGATCGTACAGATTCGGAGCTTGGGCCGCTAATTGAAGGGCGGCTTGATACTGCATAATACGTTGTGCCATCGTGGACGCGTTCGGGTCCGAAACAGGCACGACATCAATGCGATCATCGAAATCTTCAGCTTTAATGCCTTCTCCCGCATCCGTCTCGTATGGATAGTCGGGATCTGTGTAATCATGGATGATCTTGGCTAGGATCTTGTATTCCTGCTTCAAACTCGCATGGATACGAGCCTGAATCGCGGACTGCACCTTCATCGCCCGCTCCATGATCGCAAGAGTGGTCCCTACCGGGGCCTCCGTGTTCATGTCTGCTACTTTGAGGTCCGCCATTGATGCGAAACGTCGGCCTTCCTCCACGATATTACCCAATAGCTGGAAAAGGACCGAAGAAGGTTCTTTATAAGGAAGGAAGGTGATATTGTCACGTATCGCGCCACCCGGCACATCAACGTCCCTGAATTCTCCGGGCATGATAGGCGTATCGTCGCCCTTGATTCTGAGTCCACGAGTCTTCAGCCCTCCCGGTAAATTGGAAAGAGTTCCTGCGTCTACAAGCTGACGCAACAGGCTGGTAGCGGACTTCGCGAGTCCACCGATCATGTGGATCAAGCCTAGGTTATAGAATCCAATGCCCGGAACGTATCCATAGTGAACGAAGTGCTGTTTCTTAATCTTATGCTCATCAGCTTCATCCCAGTTTCGGTAGATCGAAAGGATCGTGGAACTGGATTTGTCGATGGTGATCACATAAGGAAGAGCTACGCCGTCAGGGTCTTCAAAGCCCGGAAGATCGATATCAACGTGCATCTCCAGAAGCTGATGTCGCTCTTCAGCGTCATATGAGGGCTTGACCCCGCCAATTTCGTTGAATTTATCTGTGATCGGGTTCTTTTCTATGTGTGAGGTCGTGAGTTCTACATCCTTATAGAACCCGCTGACCTGAAGCTTCTTCACCTGATTTGTACTACGGCTCATTACATGGGTATAACGCTCTGCCTGATCTAGATCCGCTTCATTGTACGACACGACAAAATCTTCCGCGGGCACAAACATCGAAGTCGGTCTGCCCAACGAAGGATCGAAATAGATTTTGCGGAACGCTGAACCAGCAAGCGGCAGGCTGAACAAAAGCTTTTCGGTTTCAGACCGATATTCGGTCATCACTTCGATAAGCTGATAGTTCATGTAATCCTGCACACGCTTCGCCTGCTTCAGGCGCTCTTTCGTTGACAGCCCCCAGATCTGAGTCTTTACCGGCCCTTTGGCTGGCATAATCTCTTGAATCGTCTGGCTCTGGAACCTGACCACAGCTTCGGACAACATCGGATGGAATACGCCGCAAGCTCCCGCCCAAGGCGTGGTACGGTCCTCAATCTCCAGACCTAGATTGTCGAGACCCTCTTTATACGTTTGCTCCCAATCCGACCTGCTGCTCTTGTCAGCGTCGAACTTGGCGACAAGGTCGAGTGCGACTGTGCGCAGTTCCTTGTCTTCAACAACTTCAGCGAGGTTGCTATCGAATTCCGTCTCGACACTACCGACATCTGCTGACGGATCGAAATCTATCTCAACTCCGCCATCCTCCAGTTCCGTGATCAAAGACTCACCCGGAATGATCTCTTCTTCCTCAATAACCATGAGTCCTTCCGGTCCCATGTCGAAATCGTCTTGGTTGAATAAACCATCCAGAGGCTTATCTATCGGCATTATCTAACTCCCAATTAACAATCAAAGAAGCTTGCCAAGATCATCTGCAACCTTATGTAAAGTAGCAACAGTATGCGTAATCACTGGTGGCGCTTTATCAGCAATACCCAATGTCAATCCCTCAGTCAAACCCTTGGAGAATTGCTTGTCATCTTCCGTGGGCTTATCCAAGTCCTCGACAGTCTTCGGGTTGATGACCAATGACGTGCCGAACGCTAGATGCGGAATCACACCACAGGTCGAGAACTTCACATGGATGTCGCCGTTCTTATCGTACCAGACGCCCGCGTCCACGCTCACCCCATCGCCCGGACCACCTTCCGGTCCAGCCCATACGGTCGCCTGATTGCCGTCCGGGTTCACATAATGCCATTTCATCACGTCCGATACAGTGACGCCGATATGGGCGCTCACCTTTATCTCCATGCCCCTGCCGTCGTGTGAATCCACAGAAGCAGATACGCCCTGCTCCTCGTTCACAGTCTCCACATCACAAACATGATCGAAGTTCCATTTATCGGTGCGCGACCATTTCTTTCCGATTTCCTTCCTAAAATAGAAATTGCCGCTCTTGTCTGCGTAGAATACGTCCGCATCGGAGCTATTGCTGACGTAGTAACCGGGAGGAACCTGCTGACCTACCATTGGTCGCTCATCTAGGAGGAGTAGGTGGTGATGCTGGACGGAAACGTGAGCGATAACGTGGTCCAGTTATCACATCAAGTTTTCTCTCAACAGCATTCAAGATTGCGTCAGTGTCACCTTCTTGGAAGCTAAAACTCATTCCCATATCAATGTTTCTGGCGAGTTCGTCAATACGTGCCACTTGAGCAGGGGTGAAATCCGGCGGATTTTCTAGCCAACTGTCCGGTATAGCACCCCTTCTTAGTTCCGGTTCATAGGCTTCCCCAAGAGAACCCGTCAAAAACGGATGCTCCTGATATATGGGTATCTGTAATAACTCTTCTGTAACTCTCTGTAAATGTGGCCTGTCACTTAAAAACTGCCGTGTATATTCAGGATTAATTGTGGGATCTTTACTCGTTTGAAGAAAGGTAATCGCATCACCAACATAGTCAGCCACTCTCTGGCCGGGTTCATCGGTACTGTAGTAGCCTTCGGTATCGAAAGGAGCTTCACCACTTTCCATGGCTTTCCGTAATTCCGGTGACAGCCATCCTATTTCGCCCTTTGGATCACGCATATGTACAGCATGACCAATCTCGTGCGCCGCAGTGAAACGCGGGTTACGCCCTTCTGGGTCAATGATAATATTTTCTTGCCATTGCTGTGACGGGGGGTAGTACACCCCGGTTGCTTCTCCTGATGCAATCTGAGGATCTTCTGGCCTAACGCTGAAAGGAATCTCTCCAGACTCCGAATAACCAGTATAACCATCCCCCTCCGGTACGGGGCCTGTCATATGCTGCAAACTATCCAGAAGCGGCTGCATACTTCTTAAAGTTGAATCATCAATAGCAGGGCCAGCACGTTTTTCAAATCTTTCCGCAGCCTTTCTGCGGTCATCGGCAGCTTGCTCTTCCTCACTCTGGCCTTTGAGCAATCGCTTTATACGATCCAATAAGCCACCAGACCGATATGCAGGCAAACCAACTATACCATTACTCATTTAATAATAATCCGCTTTACGCATAGGCAGAAGATCGTCCCATGGATCGTCACTATCCAAATCTATAAAGCCACCTTGCCTGAACCGCAACAGAGCCTGAGTCGAAGAATCGACTAAATCATCGTGGTCGCCGTGAGGAAATGCCGCGAACTCCTCAATAACCTCTTCCGCCCATCTCTTTTTGGGTGCCCAAACACGACCGCTATTAAACAGATCGGATACCGCATTCACTCTGGCAATCTTGTCCTTGCCCCTTCCCGGTGAATATTCCGAAACCGGGATACCGACCCGGCGTAATTCGAAAATCAGCGGACTGCCAGCAGCCTTGGCCTCCACGATACACGCATCAGGTTCATATTCCTTGTACATATCATAAGCACGTTTCTTCAAATCAGGGAATTCCAACCGCTCCTGTAGGGCATCCAACAGGATAATGTTCGCTTCCTTGTCCTCGTTGTAGAACACGCCCCATGTCGTACACGCGCTGTAGTCGGCGCTTTGTTTCGCGAGAAACGCCGTGTCCCACGACTGAATCACGAATTCACAGTTCGGTGGCTCCTTCTCCGTCCACTCCTGCCACCACTCGCGCTTGATGATCGCGCCTTCCTCAGAAGTCGGGTCTTGCTGGTACTGAGCACTCCACTTGCTCACCGGAAGCTCCGCCTTCAAAGCCTCAAGCTGTTCCAGCGGCCAGAACCCCGGCCACAACGGATTGCCGCTAGGAAGGATCGCAGGTAGTTCGATGATCTCCCATTCATCAGAACCGCCCCTCTCTATAGACGCCTTTAGGATCGAACCCGTCAAATCCTTCTTCGACCAACGAGTCATCACCAAACAAATCGCGCCACCCGGCTGTAAACGCTGGCGTGGACCCGATGTATACCACTCATAAGTTTTATCGTAGACAGACGGATCGTTCTGTGCCGCCTCCTGCTCCGAATGTGGATCGTCCACTATGAGAATGTCCGCGCCCTTGCCAGTAACTGCACCACCAACCCCGATAGCGAAATAATCGCCACCCCTGTTCGTGTTCCAACGTCCCGCAGCCTTCGAGTCCACACTCAACGCAACACCAGAAAATATCTTTGCGTAATCCTCTGAACCTACCAAATTGCGAACCTTACGACCAAAACCCACCGCAAGCTCCGCAGTATGAGCCGTCTGAATCACCTTCTTGTCAGGAAACCTCCCTAGATACCACGCAGGAAACAAATACGATGCGAACTCAGACTTGGTATGCCTAGGCGGCATGTTGATGATCAAACGCTTTAACGCGCCACTCGCAATGCGATTGAACGCATCCGCCATCACACGATGATGATCGCCTTCAATGAACGCAGGCCAAACCTCTTTGACAAACTCTAGAAAATCCCCTTGGGCACCCTCCCTCATCCTAGCAGCATTCAATTCCTCGATAAGATCCAAAATCTCACGCTTCTCGTTGACAGCTAAAACATCTAAAACTTCTGGATTCATCCGCCTAACCCTTAACTGCCAACGCGTTAATACCAAACTCCAATACTAAATGCTCCGCCGAACTCAATTCGACGCCCTCGTCTGCTAATAACTCCTCGGCATGGACTTGCCATCCCATTTTCCATAGCCCGTACCGCTGCCCAATACCAATACGATCAAACCAACATAACGCTGCCTTGCTGGCTAACCACACAGTCGCTCCAAGACGACGTTCAGCCCTACAACCGCCCGTGTCCCTCATCTCCAAAACCGCATGGTATACCAAAGCTACCGCTAAAGCACGATATGCATCCTCGTTGTAACTACAACACCCATCCTCAGAAAATGCGATTCTCGCCACCTCAATAGCTACCACAAAACCCGCTAACAATAATCGTTAATAAAATAGTTGCGCGACTTTAGTTCCAGTCTAGCATATATAATTATATATTGTAATGTCATTATGAGTTGAAATTTTTATATAAAATTTTTAGGGCCAAGAGTCCCAATGCAAAATCTGATGATCTAATGAGCAAAATACTGTTTTGTTGTTGGGGGCGATTTTTGGCCGAAAAGGGGGGGGTCGGGGGTACTGGGGGGTTGAGTATACGGCATCATCGTGCTACCTTATCACTACAGCGGAGCCACTTCGGCCCTGCGTATCACTCCACATCGGAGATATCATGCGCTACATCACTCTCGACACAGACACCCGTTATCAACACCTCATCGAGAACGTGCGGTCACTGGCAGAGGCGAACACCGATTTACTGCTAGATCAGAACGTGCCCACGAGGATGGTGCCCCATGGTTTCGAAATCGACCTGCCATGTTGTGAGAGCGATGCATGGGAAGGCGAGGAAGAAGATGTGCTAGTGCCCCTTGGATTCCTGAGCATCTACTACCAAAAGGTCAGCGACCCAGACGAGAAAGATCTCAGGCCGCGCCAACTCATGCCCATCGAAACGTATGAATCGAAAGCGGGGCACCTGTTGATGAGAGCCTACGACCTGAACGCCGGATTCGTGAAAAGCTTCAGGCTAGATGCGGTACAGCGTGTCCTTATACGCAATCAGAATCTGAGCGATGACGGATGGGGCCTGCAGGAGATCACGTTCCGCGGCCGCTCTGCCCTAAGCGAGTCGCTCTAACCCTAGTGAAGGGCGGGGGATCTACCCCCGCCCTTCTGTACCTCCCCATCGGAGAGCATCATGAAACATATCAGCGAAATCATGAACACGTGCGACGAGTGCAATGGAAGCGACCTCGTCGATGGACCAGTACCAGACGATGAGGATCGTACGAAATGGTGGTCGGGCAATGGCGATGAAGTAGAGTGCCCAATCTGTGAGAGGGGGCTCGTCGAATGGGACGAAAACTGGCTCTCCGGTGGCTCACCGATGTGGCGCGCTCGTATCGGAGAATGCGAACACTGTGAAGGAAAGGGCAGGATCTTCGTAGACAGATGCCCGGACTGCTACCGTCTCGAGGGACAATACGGTAAGGGACCGAAGAGGATCCGCGAAGCTGATCGACTCAGTTGAAACACTAGGGGGGAGGGATTCACCCTCCCCCCATTTCCCCCGGATAGGGGAGCATAATGTACGGACAAGACGAAGCTTTCGTGACTGTGACATTCGTTATCGGATTCACGATCCTGCTAGTGTGCTGGATCGCTGAGTACTTCTGTAGGAGGGACAGATAATGGAACACATAATCGACCTACTCAGATCGGTCTTACTGACCATACTTTTCGCGGCTATGGTCGGCGTTGCCTTACTGGAAATCAGAAAGGTTGTCACTCGTAAGTGGCGCGAGGTTAGAGAGGAAGGCAAATGAGAAACTTCAACCCGATGCCGTACATAGGCCTCACCATCTTTGGCCTGTTCATAGCTACGATGATCATCTTCAACATCTGAGGGAGGGGGGGGCCGAAAGGCCCCCCTTTTTTTGTGCCCACCATTCAGGTCGTCTGATTTCTGCCTACCCTAGACCCCCCGGCACCTTAGCGCAGCCCCTTAGGCGCGAACCTCGTGCATCGTTATCGGGATGCCCCAGCCTGAGCGCCGCACATGCGAGGCAATCACCTCGCCTCGCCTTGCTGGCTCAAACAGATTGCTATCGTGGGGGAGCGCGGCCAGCCCATGACCGGAGGTTTTCCTATTTTTTTTAGGTACGGGCGTTGGGTACGGGCGCGAGGAAATTTTTTAATAATAATTTGAGGTACGGGCGTGAGGTGCGGACGTGAGACGTGGACAAAAAAAAGAGGGCCACCCTTTCGGGTGACCCCCTCTCTTTTCCTTTAGTTGAGCGATAAAGCCGCCTGATTCTGGTCCACCCATGTTCCCTCTTGGGTGACTAACTCCTTTCCTAGCTTGTGGAATCTCGCCATGGAAGTAGGCAACTCCGTAATGTTCCGATCCTTGAGGACCTCGGTAGTCGCGTTATTGAATCCCCACATGGTGGGCTGTTCAAATTCCTCATGCCTAGGATTCCTGTATTCCTTGAGAATCTTGGGAGCGTATGCCCACGGGAACGCGCAAGAATCGCACAACCTCACGAGTAGATCATGGACCACAGTGTCAGCTAGACTAGTCTGTTTGTAGGACTCGATCAGTTGAGTGTGGTCAGTGTGAGCAGTGTCAATCTCACCCGCCAACCTGTTCAACCGTGAAGGTAGAACGTCGCGCACGTTGACGCTGTGCTTGTGGCTCGCCTTGAATTCTCCCATGAAATCAAGGTTACTGCAAACCATAACGATCAGTCCCGCGACCATGCCAGCCGACATAGTCTTATCGTGACTGTTACGGATGCCGATAGCTAACTGATAATCCTGCCCAATTGCCACATCTTCCCGCTGGATCTTCAGGACACCGAACAGCCTAGCGGTATCGTACAGGACATCGTTCCCGCCCACCTCAAGCTTGCCACCCTCCAAAGAGAATCGCTGCTCCGTGATATCCCACCCAAACCCGCCGAGTGTACCGTGGACCATGTCCAGAAACTCACCATGAGGAAGCGGCACATGGCTCCGCGTCTCCGGCGGCGTCTCCGTCTCCCGTACCTCTAGCTCGGTTACCGATTCCCCGCCGATCAGAACTGCGCTCACGTTGGCCATTGTCTTTACTCCTTGTGGGTGAATGGCGATTCAATCAACGTACACAAATCTACAATGATCGTATCACCCAGTCAAGCTCTGTGACCGCATTCTTTCACGCTACCCTAAATTTTTTTAATAATAATTTTAGGTACGGGCGCTAGGTACGGGCGTCTCTCATATGAGACGTAGCGCGAACAGTACGAGTAAGGTCATAAACACTACGTAGGCAATCTCTGAAATAATCTCACGTATCTCCTTGTATGTCATACCACGAACCCCGACGTATCTTTCTTGGCGGTGCCCTTCGCGGTTAGGCCGACGATGCACGGCTTCGGATCTAGGAACCTGAGATCGTGGGTGGTGCCATCAATCACTGGCACACCTAGCCATCCTTTAGGTATCTCGTCCCTAAACACCACGGCCACGTTCATTCCGTCATCTATAGCCTTGCACCATTCGTCGTGCGTGGTCGCTTCACTCCGTGAGAAGGTGAGCGAATAGTTTTTCGGTAATCTTTTCCTGTTCTTGATCTTCGTGTAATCGTAGAAGGTCACGTTAGGAAACCTTTCCATGATCCCGGTACGTTCCCACCTAAGATCCGACGTTCCGTTCAGCCTAACACACGGCTTCAGATTATTTTTATCTGCCCGCCTCACAATAGACGCTATGTCTTTTGCGAGATCAGCCATAAACCCTGCACGATTCTCAAAAAACATCCTAGTCTTTCTGATTCGTGCCTCCTGTACCGTGTTCATGCGTCCTCTGCCCTGAAAATAGAGACACGCAGTAGAACAACCCTCAGTAGCTAAAGGACAAACCTGATAACCTGACTGCGTGTGCGGTGCTAGGTGCAGAATGCCCGTCAGATACCCGAATCCAGCAGACTTGGCCGTTTTCGGATTACTCGCACCATCCGTCAAAAGTTTCATATCGCCCCCGTTCTATCACATTGTGATGTTCGAGACGTATTAACCTATATCATCGACAACACACTGTCAAGGACTGTGATACGGCGGGGGATTGCACTTCTGCACTGGAATTGTGCTAGGTGGGAACCACTACTAGTAGTCTACTGTTTCTATCTACCCGTTCCAGAAGACTACAACACACTCAAACTGATTTTTATCTATCAGTTAATCAGTTCTAAGCTCTGCCTAGACTATCTAGGTAGTGGCTACCCCCTGTCAAGGGGTAGATTTTATCTCCAAGCAGGTACGGGCGTCAGCATTGAGTTTTTTTTGTTAATTTTTAGGTACGGGCGTCAGATCTCAACCAATTCGGGCTCCTTGTTCGATAATTTTTTAGGTACGGGCGTCAGATCACTCGTAATCTTGTAACTATCCTAGGTACGGGCGTCAGAGTGGACAGCCCAACCGAATCAGTGCCTTAAAAAAAGCCTCTGCGCTGGTTGGCGACTATTCTCGCGGGGTATATCAGTTCATTGGGATATTCAGGTCTTCCAATTTTTTACGCAGTTCTTTTTCTACATCTTCTGCACTTCTATGTACGACTGTCACGTTGGCACTATCGTCGAACAATTTCTCAGTTTTGGCTAGGATTTCTAGTGCTCTTACTCGTACTGACGGATTATTCTCATCGCACGAGGCTTCAGCCCGCAACTTATCTAGTATCCAGTCTTTAGAGATTTCTTTATGGGTATCTTTGGCCTTTTCTTTTTGTTTTTTAATTTCGTCCACTCTACCTCGGATTTTCTCCATGGACATGAGTTTAGATCCTTCGGTTGATGCGGATCTACGCGACAGTTTTTTTACATTATAGGCTTGGAGGTAGCTATCTGTCTGGCTATTACCATCTGCGACGAACATACAAAAGGCTGATTGTTTTTCTGATAGGGTGGTGCCCTGTTTCATCATACCTCTCCGGTAGAGTGTAGCCCAATCTAAACGGGGTCATCGATCAGGCAAGGAGTGCCTATTGACATCGTGACAAGGTGTGTTAGGTTTGATACTCAACCAGTCACCCTCTCAAGGAGGAGTTACCATGACCGACCAACTGACCCCAGCATCAGCCGCCCTCCTCAACAAGCCTGAGACGGTCTCCTTCAAGGTAATGATCCAACCATCGGACGTTGAGTTTTGTGTTGGCCGTGGTCAGGTTGAACGCTGCTATCCAATCGTACTCGTAGACTCTACCACAGACTTGGACGAGCCATTCACTGGTGCCTGCGTGGAGACAGGTGAGATCATTCGCTTCGATAGGCCATGGGAACTCGACATCTTCAACGCGGATGAGGAGATGGATTGGATCATTTACGATCCAAGAAACGACACTCTCGAAGAGTTGACATCGGGCAGTGACTCCGAAGCGCGGCCAGAACTACCGATCAACCAAATCCGAAAAGGACGGGTGACACCATGACCGATAAATACCTTGACGCGCCCGTTCACATCCTCGACGGCATCAATCGGTACGTCAACCATCGCCTCGCTCCGGGGTCGTTCGTCGAAGCAGTGCTATCGAATGATTTGCGGGGAGCACTTCTTGCAGCCGACGAGGACTCTCTTCGTGGGCTACGCGATATCATGTTGTACGTCCACCGGGAGGTCCCTTCGACCTGTTGCGGCTCACGAGAAAAGGTCGAAACATTCCTAAAAGGAAAAATCAGATGACTAAAGCAGCGATCCAACACGAACACAAAGAATTTATCGACACGATCATGTACAACGTGAAGGCTTACTCACGGCTAATGTCGATGGGTGATGTGTCGCTGAACGACAAGAAGGTCACCGACCTCCGCAAGGAAGCAAATACGTTGATCGAAGACATAGAGAATTCCCTCTACCGTAGGCTAGATGAAGTCGGAGACTCAGAATGACGATCACCAAGCAACACCTAGTAGATCTAGAGGATGTGCGTAGCATCCTCTCAGAAGTAGATGCAGAGCTTGATGGCTCGATGAACACCTGCGCCTCATGCGGACGAGACTCTTGGGCCGACCTCCAAGAGGGAAGGCTCGCCAATGAGGTGAGCTTCATGCTCCGCAAGGCCCGGAAGTGCATCGGCATGGTCAAAGGGGTGATGGATGAGAACCCGTAAGGCCAGACAGTTGCTGAGACGGGGGTTGTGTGTCTCCAAGATTCGGAGGCACCAGCCTGCCCTCGTCTCCCACGTGGGAGCCATCAAGCTATACGGGTGCAGGACACGAGGATGTAACGCCATCCTAGAATGTTGGGATAACCCCGACAATGTGGCTGGCTCTATGATCCACACCAACTGCAACCACCAAGAACTAGGATGGCTCCGAAAACAGCTACTAAGGCTGACATCCCCTTAGCTTCGGGCACAAAAAATCCCCCAAGCTGTCTGTATGGAAGATATCACACAAACAACTCAGGGGGGGCATGGTAGGAGGGTGAACCCATGCCACTTTTTCCACCCACAGCTACAATTTACTAACTACAAACTCAGAGTCAATCCTCATCCGATACCTTGCGTATCCAGTCGGGCCTTTTTTCGATAACCATAGTCCCACCAAGGGCACCAGACAGGGCAAAGAGTGAAGAAGCCGCAAGGGCTGCCGCTATGCGACCTGTGTGGCGCACCCATGCGCGCGAGCCACTGTAAGCTCATCTGCGACAGGTGCGGCTACACTAGGGACTGCTCCGACCCCTAAGACGTGCTGTTTCGATGGCCGCCGCAACGTGCGGTAGGGCGGCGAGCCTACTCGACTCCACTCGCACGCTAGACTGATCCATTTTGATGGCGTTGTAGGCCATCCGGTACGCAACCACCAACTTTTCGCCTCCTGCCACCGACTCAGCGAAGCGAGTCTGTTTGAGCGTCAGGTTGCGCATGACCGAAGGACCAGCGTTAGGAGACTTATTATGTGCGCGACTATCTGAATCCCCTTCCTCTAGTTCCCTATCAGAGGTGGAACTAATGAGTGGCCGTATCATTACCCTTAACGCATCAAACAATCCAAACTTGTTACGCATAATAGATTGTTGACGTTCGTTGTTTGCCCGTGCAACACCTTTTAGATAAGGTTTATTGTAAGTCTTCCTGTAGGCTCTGACCTCTTTCTCAGTCTGAGCTATGTAGATGCCCTGCGTACAGTGAAGGACGGGAAGCACCAGTTCCTTGGCACAGTAAAAATTGAACTTTGGGTGATGGGATTTGAACCAAGATCTAGCTGGCCTCTCAAACCCTTCAATCGTTGGATCCCA